TTCTCCCTTACCAACAATACCGCCTCTAAATTCTTTAGTTACTCTGCTACTAGGAACATCAACAATTGTTATATCTCCAGTTACAAATGGATCATATAGACTTTGATATAAGTTTATAGAAGTGACTACTGTTGTAACATCAACAGAAACATCTTCAGATTTTATTATTATACTTCCTAGTGTTTCTAAATTAATCATATTAAACAGCCATAGAATTTGAATATTCTTGTTCTATTCTTGTTGCTACCTCTGGTAGTGGAATGTAAATATAACGCTTTTTATCGTTTTCTGTCATCTCATATTGATAGTTGGTTATCACTTCATTACTTACACCATTTATGTATCCTTGTAAATAACCAAGTAATGGATCTAGATAAATTCCATTTGCCTCAAAATGATGCAAAGAATCTTGTTCATACAGGTTTACTCTACCAATTTTTGCAATTGTTGGAGTTGTGTCTAAAAATCTGACAAATTCATTTTTTGTAAAAGTGCCATTCAATTGTCTTATAGTTAATTTACTCAACGATGGATTCCAATCAACCACTTCTGCTGTTTTACTGGAACTAGTTGTTGATCTAATTACATCACCTTTTTTAATATTGTAATTATTGATACTATCAAGGTAAAAGAAAATTGAAGAAAGACCACCGTACTTATTTTTTACATAAGCATCAAATGCTGTAGATGAAAGTGGCCAATCAGTATAAATCCCTTTCATATTGTTTACTAATAAAATTATCCAAGAATATGATTGTTTATTGTATATTTGTTTAGCAATTGATTCTGCAGTGTCACCTTCTCTTACATAATATGGAATTGAATATTGTGTATTACGAAAAACTTCATATGTCTTTATGGTTGAAGTTATATCTGTTACGGTGATTTGGTTGCCGTTTTTATCTAATTGTGTTGTATATGGGTGCTTTGTAAAAAACATTTTACATCTCTACAAAATTGTCTGGTGGTTTGGAAACAGTTGGTTGTTCTAAGTAATAAGGTACATCTGGTGGTGTACTGTTTAATAATGGAGGTGGATCTGGATCATAACGAACTGTTGGTTTAGCATAAACCACACCTTCAGAAACCATTCTATAATATGAGAATGATACAGATTGTTTTACATAGTTTGAATCTGGTTCCCACGAATATTCTATAGAACCTATATTTGTTGGATATGCACCAATAAATTGTGTATTGTACACTTTATTATTTTGTGTATCCAGTTGAGTTAAAACAATTAATGACGAATCTGTATAATTGTTATAATATTCCACTCCATTAACCGTATCGAAGATATATTCTTGCCAATTTAAAAAGAACTTTCTTTCTTTATAATTGTCTGTCATTCTAAAACTTAAAGTCAATTCATTACCGTAATCTATGGTGTATGGTAATCTCAATACTGGCAAATTGTTCAACTTATAATCTGATGTAAACAATGATTGATTTGGTATACTGGCATTTTCACAAACAAATCTTAATCCATTCCTATCAGATAATGCTGAAAGTGTGTTATTTGTTAGTCTTGGTGGGAATACTGTTGCAAAAAACCTATTGGTTCTGTATAAGATTCCAGAAGTAAACAAAAAGTTAGCAAGTTCTGTTGCTGAATCACCAGTAACTGGGGAAAAAGAACCAACAGAGTCATATGGTTTAAATGACCCTGCGGAGATTCTATCCGTTAGTCCCTGAAATGATTTTATGCTGTTTGCGCCGTTTAATGGTCCAAATGGTCCAAATGTGCTCATTTAGTTTGTTCCTAGTGTTTTTTCTGTTATTATTTTAAATTCCCAATTTTGTTTTTTAGCAAATTCCGAAGCAGCATTCCACTTAGAATTATTTATTAACCAAGTTTTACTTTCTTTTATAAATGTTCTTTGCTTCTTGTTATCTGACTGTTTAGGTTGAATACATTGTCTAGATGGCTTGATTTCTACAAGGTAAACCTTCTTTTCCCCTGTTTTTTCTTGCACTTCTATGACAAAATCAACAAAATACCTATGAACTCTGTTATCTATGGGCGAAATATATGGTATAGCAAGTTCTTCTGATGACCATTTCAAAACATTATCGTTTCTATCACAAAAAACCATAAATCTTCTCTCTAATAGAGAGCGATAAATGATGTTGTTTGAGTTACCAACATACTTTTCTGGGTTTTCTGGGTGATATTTACCTTTGTATGGCATATAAATAAAAATGAACAGAATTCTTTCCTATTTATCTAAAAAAATGTTAATTAAAAAAGAAAACATAGCAAACTACTCAAAACTAGGTTCTTGGACTCCTGAAGAAGTTTCAGATCCTAATCCACCAGTTTCAATACCAGATTTGAACTCAGTACCAGCAAATTATGAATCTCTGATAGGAGATACTTTGGATGCTGCCGGTAGAGAAAAAACTCTATCAAATAAAGAAGCATTAAATTTTATTGAAAATAGAGCCAAAGCACTAGAACAAAAATTACCAACTGTAGATTCAGATATCATAAAACAATTATCATTTAGTGGTGATACTAGCAAATTAAGAGATTGCATGGTAATAGTTCTCTATTCACCATCAAGCAATGAAAATCCAAATTTAAGCAATTCGCCACAAGAATTAAACAGAAAGGGTGCGGAATTTGCAACAGTTGGAATAGAAAAAATTGGTGGTTATATTGATGCAATACCAGAACAAAAAATAACAAATGAATCTACTGCACTTGATAAATTAGGAGTATTAACAACAGGTCTTTTAAAGGGTGGTAAACAAGCTGTTGAAAATTTTAATAAAACAAAAGAATTTACAAGTAATAATATTGAATCATTAAATAAAAATTTTTATACTGAAGGTGATACCGATTCACCAAATAAAAAGAAAACAATATTTTTACCATTGCCAAAACAAATAAACGATATACACAGTCACAATGTTGATGGGTTTTCAAACAATCCGATAATACCAATAGGAGGTGTAGTATCCGGTCTTTTAAATTTAATTACTGGACCACTATCAGGAACACCTAATTCCAGAGCAGGTATTGGTAAAGCTTCTACTAATGTTGCTGAATTTCTTGCTAATAATGCTCAATTAGCAACAAGGAAAACAATTAATCCCGCTACAGAAACTCTTTATAGAAGTCCAAATTTAAGAAATTGGCAATGGAATATCGAATTCCAGCCAACAAGCAAAGAAGAAGCAGATCAGTTCTTAAAAATAGTAGAAATGTTAAAACAACACTCATACCCAACACAAGATCTAGGTGGTATTTTATATACTTTCCCAGGTACTGTAGACTTTTATTTTAGAATAAATGGAGAAGAATCTAAAGTTCTACCAAAAAGTCTCCAAAAATGTTTCTTAAAAAGTGTACAATTAGATTATACACAACAAGGATTTTATGCACACTTTAAAGACGGTAATCCAGTTGTAATTACATTGACTCTAGATATAGCAGAAACAAGACTACTTGATAGAAACGATTTGGAAAATGCATTTGGTAAACCCGATTAAGGAGTAGATTATGATTGATTTGAAAAATTTAGTATCACTTCCAACATACACAACAACAGTACCATCAACTGGTAAAAAGGTTTCATTTAGACCCTTTGTTGTAAAGGAAGAAAAAATATTATTGATTGCTTTGGAATCAAAGGATGATGAACAAATTATGGGAGCAATGAAAAGTATATTCAATACATGCTTTTCTGAAAAATTAAATATTGAAGAAATGCCATATTTTGATGTTGAATATCTCTTTATCCAATTAAGAATGAAATCGATGGGCGAAGTTGTAGAAATAATTGTTAAAGATTCAGAAACTAATGAAAAATTTGAAACAGAAATGAAACTTGAAAATGTAATAGTTAAAAATCTTCCAGAAAAAACATCAACTACTATAAAGTTGAATGATAATATGGGTGTTATTATGAAATATCCATCTATAAGTGAATTTATAGAGATAGAAAAAAATGAAAAATCAAGAACAGAAACCATGTTTAATTTGATAGTGTCTTGTATAGATAAAATTTTTACAAAAGATCAAGTAATAAGTACAAAAGAAAAAAGTAAACAAGAAGTTATAGATTTTTTAGAAAATCTACCAAAAGAAATGTTTTTAAAAATTACACATTTTTTTGATAAATTACCAAGAGTGACATATGAAGAAGAATTTGTAACTCCAACAAAAGGAAATAAAATACCCATAATTATAAATGATTTTAAATCTTTTTTCGAATAACGCTCTCGGTTGAAAGTTTGAAAATAATGTACGAAACAAATTATGCATTAATCGAGAGCGAAAAGTTTAATTTAGAAGAAATAGAAAATATGTTGCCTTGGGAAAGAAGAGTATACATTGGATTGCATATAAAGAATATACAAGAACAAAAAGAAAGAATGGAACAAGTTAGAAGAAAAAATAAAATCAAAGGATAACTAGATGCCATTAAAAGAAGATAGAGATAAAATTTTAGAAAGTGTAAGTAAAAAAGTTGACGGGATTTCTAAAGTTATGGAATCTCTATATGATATTACTAAAAAACAAAATGAAGTAACATCAGATCAAGTTGCAAAACAAGAAGAAACTGAGTCAGAATCAAAAGTATTATTAAATGAAGATAAAAAATATAGAATTAAAACAACTAAGTTATTAGAGGAAATAAGAGATAAAGAAATAAATGTTTCAACGGAGTCTGGTTTGGGTTCTTTGATTAGTGGAATTACTGATTTATTGGGTGGATTGGGTATTGCCGGATTGGCAGGATCATTAATTGGGTTAACTGCTGCAATAAATGAATTAAAAAATTGGTTTGATGGTAAAGAAACACCAGTAATTAATAAGCCAGGAATGGCTGCAGGAACATCATCAGCAGCAGATATTGGTGCATCTGGTGCTGCAACTAGAGCAACTGCAAAAACGGTTTCAACAAAAACTTTAAAAAATTTAATACAAGGAAAACCTTTATTTTCACCTTTACCTGAAAGAGAATTTTCTAGAATTGCAGGAGAAAAGGCAAAAACTGCTATTACAGGTAAAAAACCAATAAGTGGAATTGGACCACAACAAAAAGCAACTCCATTTGAGAGAGTAAAAGCAGGAACAAGTGCAGTAGGCAGAGCGACAGGTGCTGCAACTATGAGTGCAGTTTCTGCTGGTAGATCTGCATTTTTAGGAGGAACTGCTCTTGGTGTTTCCACTCTTTTTGATCCAAATTTACAAAATGTACCATTTGCAGATAGATTAAAACAAGCAGGTGTTGCTTTTGGTAAAGGCTCGTTATCTGCTGGTTTAGTAGATCTTGGTATCTCAACCACAGCAAATGCTTTTTCTGCAGCTGGTTTACCATCTTTAGCAAGAGCTGTTCCTATTGTTGGATTAATGTATGGTGCTAGTGAGGCATTATATAGAGCATACACAGCAAGTGATTGGTCTAGAGGCATTGCGGAAAGTGAAATGTTAGATCAGGGAAGAATGGATTTAGAAAATACTAATAAGCAAGTAGAAATTATGGGTCAAGAAGCATTGAAATTGGCAAATGAAGGAAAAATAAATGAAGCAAAGATCGTAGAAGAACGAGCAGTAAAGATGGTAGAAAATGCTCAAAAGAATTTTTTTGCTTTACATAATATTGTAAAAACACATGAAAAATTAAATAATGTAGTAGATATGGATCTCGCTTGGGGTAAAGGAGAAAAATATTCAATACAAGATGTTAATACAATTTTAGAAACATTTAAAGATGCAAGAAATATTAATAATTCCGATGATCTCTATAAATATTACCTCAAAAAAGGTGCGGATAAAAAAATAAATTCTGTTTTGAATAGAATTGGTTTTGATAATGTTTTTATGCTATTAAAAGAAGCACCAGAAATACTAAAAGATTATAATACAAATCTTTGGGCAAGACCAAAGGAATATTTTAACAAATATGGTTCAGAATTAATTAGTGCTGCACAAAGAGAAGAACAAGAAAGAAAACACAGAGAAGCTGTTAACGAAGCATATGGTCAGTATGCTGGTATGATGGCAAATGAAGGAATCATTGAAGGAAGTAGATTTGGTTCATTTATAGTTGCTGGTGAAAATAGAACATCAGAAGCAGTTGTATCAACTAAACCAAATGCAGTAACAGAAAGTATTGGTAATAACATCTACAAGATAATAAAAGAAAATGCGTTAAATGATATAACAGCAACCCAAAGACAAACTATGGTTTTGGGTACAGTGTTAGCAAATACTGTTCAAGAATATAATGATGCATATAAGATAGCACCTTTATTATCTGGTTCATCCAGTTCATCAAATCCAATCATAGTCAATAACATGATTGGTGGTATGAATAGTGGTAGACTATTAGAAACAAATGGACACTTCAATTCTGCTGGAACTATACCAGATAAACATGAAAGTGTACTTGAAAAAGTTTATATGGACTATTATAAAGCAGCTATGTTATAAAAAGAAAAGAGCCAGATTTCTCTGGCTCTCTTCCACACCATCTTCACATTAACTCACTCGTCATCACTAGTAAGCTTCTCGAAGTAGGACATTGCATCCTCTTCCTCGACATCCTCTTCAATCTTCTTCTCAGCCATCTTTGCTGGCTTTGCAGTCTTGGGAGTCGAATACTTCAGTTCAGTCTCTGGTTCGAAGTCATCATCTGACATCTCCTCAGCCTTACGCTTACCCTCTGGAGCAGACTTGAGGACACTATCCAACTTCTTGGACAGTTCATCATAAGACTTGAAGTTCTCTGGCTTGAGGAACTCCTGCAACTTGTGCTGCTTAGCCCAGACACCTTCCAGTTGCTTATCATCACCACCAAGAAGCGGAGTAGAATCATCGAACTCGCTCTTGTCGTAGTTAACATAACCAGCAACCTTACGAATCTTCAACTTGAAGTCTGCACCCTTCCAGAAGTCAAAGACATTGGTTGGAGTCTCATCAGCAAACTCAGGCTGCAACTTCTCCATGATCTTGTCAAAGATCTTCTTACCAAACTTGAAAAGGAACACCTTTCCATCATTTGAAGGATTCTTTGGATCTGAAACGACCATGATGTTGGCAATGTAAGACAACTTACGCTTGCGATCACGGGCTACGGTCTTGTCGTCCTCAATACCGGAATTCCAAAGTTCACTGTTTGCTTCACAAACAGGGCACTTACCACCGATAGTGGTCGGGCAGTTCTCAATGAACCAACCACCCTTGCCTTGGAAACCGTGTGAGAACACACGAACCCAAGGAACATCCTCACCCTCAACAGGGGGAAGGAAACGGATGACAGCGAAACCATTGCTTGCTTGATCAAGCGTAGGCTTCCAGAAACGATCATCCTTGTAAGACTCTGCGCCCTTATTCATCTTCTCTAGTTCTTCAGTCAGACGCGAAATGTTTTCCTGAGAACGCTTCTTTAGATCCTTGAACGACATATACGATATCTCCTTTTGTATGTTTTAAGTGTACGACATGTACGACTTACACCAGTAGTATACTACAGATACTGGAGTAGTCAAGGGTATTTATATGGGTAGACGAGAAGATTTTGGGAGTAGATTTAATGATTCACCCTCTTCTCTTAATTTTTCTACAATTGGTTTTGGTAGATGTTTTGCAATATATTCTGGATCTAAAGAATAATTTTCACATACAAAAAGAATTGCATCAATATAAGAATCTCCAGTCCTAAGAACTCTTTTTTCAATTTCTTGCTGAAGATTTAATTCACTATTTTCAATTATCATATTCTTTATTCTCCATGTATTTTTCTAAACTATATTTTGGTTCCCAATTTAATAGTTCTTTTGCTTTTGTTATGTCTGCAAGAGTATGTCGTGCTTCTCCGTTTCTTGCAGGTACATGAATATACTCTCCATTCATCATCTTTGCAATATCTAAAACTGAAAAAGATTTACCAGTTCCAATGTTTATTATATTTCCATTTAATTTATGTTCACAATTCATTGCTGCTATATTTGCAGAAACAATATCAGAAACATGGATATAATCTCTTGTTTGTAAACCATCCCCAACAATAGTCATTTTTTCATTGTTTTTCTTTTGTCTAGAAAATACACCAATTACTGGTGCATATGATCCACGAATAGGTTGTCTTGGTCCATAAACATTGAAATAACGGAAACATATGCTATCAATACCATACATTTCAGAATATAATTTAAATAATCCTTCAGAAAACAATTTTGAATATGAATACATGTTCAGACAACTAGGACTTAATACTTCTGTTTGTGGTAGTGTATCATTTAATCCATAAATTGCAGATGTGCTTGAAAACATTACTTTTTTTACATTAAACAATCTACATGCTTCTAGTATGTTTTGAGTTCCAACAGTATTTGTATTAAATGCTTTTGTTGGTTCATTTATACAATTTTGTATTCTTGCTTCTGCTGCTAAATGAAAAACATAGTCTGGTCTATGTCTTTCAAATATACCATTTACTATATGTTTATTATTAATATCATCTTTATAATAAACAACATTTTTATTATAATAAAATTTATCATGGGCATCAGATGAAAGATTGTCAATAACTGTTACATTATAATTTTCTGATATGCAAAGTCTATCAACAATATTAGAACCAATAAATCCACAACCACCTGTAACTAACATGTTCATGAACTTAACCACCAATCTTCATATATATGACCATCATTTTTAACATCTGGTTTATCTAATTTATAACCATAAGAAAATAAAATTTCTCTCATAGCATTCTTTTTTGCAGAACCTTGTGAATATTCATCATGCTCAAGTGTAATAACTTTAAATTTATATTCTTTTAATGGTAATATTTTTAAACATCCTAATGTTGCTTCATCTATATCTAATGATAAATAATCTATTTCCGATGGAACATTTTTTTCCTCAAAACACTTTTTAAAATTAAAATTTAAAGCATCAGCCCATATAAATTCATTTTTTCTAAAAGATGTCCATATGGAAGAAATATTATTGGCATCAAAGCTTAATCCACACCAACCCAATTCTTCCAATAATTTTGTGTTACTTATATCTGTAGGGTGATATGCACCTATCTCAATATAATAGCCATCTTTTTTATTATTTAATTTTTCTAAAACATATAAATCTTGTTTGCATTGAGAATATGATTTCATTTGTTAATCCTTTTTATAAAATAAAAGATTTGTATCTGTTGTTATTGGTTCTTCTTTTGTTACTACTATATTTCCATTTAACATTTGTAATAATTCTTCTTTATTATAAACATCATTTGATATAAAATTAACAACCATATAAAAATTTTTACTGTTATTGATTAAATTTTTAATATAAATGTCTTGTACACTCTTATAACATTCAGAAAAAGCATAATTTGATATTAAAAAATCTGTTTTAATAGTTGGTATATTTGGATATGAATAAAATTCATATTTTTCTATATCCATATTATTTACTGTTAAAAACTTTTTTATAAGTTCTATAACTTCTGGTAAATCTATTATGATATATTTTTTTATATTATATAATAAATTTATTAACATAGATTGACCACCATATCCTGCTCCTATTTCAACAACCGTTTTGCCATCTAAAGGTCCATATAATCTATGAATATCAGATGCAACAGAAATATATCTTAAAATTGTTGGTGATAACTCATCTATTTTTTCAAATTTATATCTGTTAGGAAGCCCGTAATAATCTGTTTTTTTTAATTTTTTTATTAAATCATTTGTAAATTCTACTTTATTTTTTTCTACACAATGTTTATAATATTCCAATCCAGATTCATATGAAACATGTTCCAATATTCCCATATATTCATTATTTGAACGAAATGATTTAAAAAATAAATCATCTTCAACTGCTTTGATACAAACATTTTTATATTTTTCGTAATCAGAAATACTACTTTTCATTTTAATCCTTTAACAATAAATTTTATTTTCAATTAAATTATGTAATTTTTTCATACCAAGGGAATTGTGTCTCATATGAAAATGATAGTGTGATAAATCTTCTTTTGTTATACAATTTAGATCAATAAGATGGTGTCTATTTTCCGGTAAATCTCCTATATCTTTTCTTTTTGCCCCTGGATGAATATTTATTCCAAGTTTTTTAAAATGATATCCTATAGTAACATCATCTAATTTTATTTCTTCATCTATCATTTTATTTAAATTTTTAGATATAATTTTTAATACATCTTTACTGAAAAAGAATCCAGAGCCAGATGCAAAATTAAAATGTTCACCTTTATGGTTATAGGATGTTGGTACACCACAATAAAAATTTTGTTTTGGTTTATTGGATAAAAAATTAACTAAATTTTCAACATTAATATAACTACCACAACAACATCTAAAAATAAAATCATAATCGGTTTCTTTTTCAAAATAGGATAATGAATTTAAAACTTTTTTATTCATATTTTCATATGATTCTTCTATACCATGTAATAACATGTCTTTATAAATTTTTGTTTCACCTAATTTTGGATTATTATCATAATTTGGTATAAACCCGTAATTAAAAAAAATATTGACATTATCTGGTAATCTTTTTGCCCATGTTTCCTTTATAGTATCAACCAATTCATCATATGTTTTACCATTTGAATGAGCAATATCTTTACCACCACTTAGAACTATTATTGCAATTTTCATCTTACATTCCACCCTTCACAATAAAGATCCTTCAAACAATTAGTCAGATTAATATCAGCAGATCTATATGGCAAAGTGTCCCCAAACCACTGTTTTGGAGCATATACCTTTTTGTCTTGTCTATTATTTAGCCATGCACCCCACCAACTAAATGAACTATTTGCTATTACTATGTTTTTAACTTTAGTCATCATGTATAAGCAACAATGATGATCTAAATTTACATGAACATATTGATCTCCTATAAAATTTTCTTTACACCAATTTAAATCATCAGAAAAAATTAAAATTTTTCCGGATGGTGAAATTTCATTTAAACAATTTATATAATATTCTCTTGAACAAATTGGGTGAGCATGTTGTATTGTTAGATAATCTGTTCTTCTTATATGAATTGCTGTATATTGATTTGTTATATTTTCAATATCAGAATAACCATTAGTCTTTACATTTTGTTTTACATATTCTTTAAATGAAAAATTTTTTAGTATTAAATCTTTACAATTTTTAAAATATTTTTCCGATTGAAAGTAACCATGTAAATGTGTATTATCTGTTAAATTTTCAAATTCTTCATTGTAATTAAATTTTTTTTCTGAAAATACATTTGGAGCATTTGAAGAAGTGTATTGAATATCCGGTAATTCTAATACATTTATATTTGATTCATTTTTACAATAGTAAGCTTTTGTATTATTTTTATTTGCTAGTGATAAACATGTTGCTAATTGAAATAAATTATTACCAAGTCTTCCCATTAAATTTACTGTTATCATAATTTTTTCATTCCTGTTCTATTAAATTTTTCCAATAACTAAATTTTAATTTATTATAATTAAATGATTTATTTTTTAATTCATTTTTTTTATTTAATAAAAAATCTTCTGTGATTTCTTCGTATTTATCAATAAAAATAACAGGAAGATTGCTGTATAATTTTTTAAGAGAACCAATATTTTTTAAAATAGGAATTCTTCCAAGATATAATATTTCCCATGTTCTATGACAATCTAACCCGTTTCCGGGTGGACTTAGAATAAATTCATGTTCTTTAATATTTGTATAATATGAATTTTGACCACCAAATCCATCACAACTGTGTATAGTAATAAAATTATTAGTTTGAAACAAATTATAAGGAATTATTCTTTCGGCATGATTAGTACCAATATTGTGATTAATATATAACAATTTTTTAATAATTATGTTTTTATTACTATAGTCATGTAGCATATGTTTTTTTTGTATTGAATTTGGAACATAATCATTTTCCAGTCCTATTGGTATAGGTATAATTTTTTCATCATCAATAATTATATTTTGTCCAAACCAAAAATTAAATTTATCTTTAAGGGAGAGATATGATGCATCTACTGGTAAATCTCCATTGTGTGTTACAATTTTATTTATTTTTGATGTTCTATTTAAAAAACTCCTAGCATCATCAATTTTTACAAAATTACAAGAAGATAAATTTTTAAATTTGTCTCCCCAAATATATTCGTCGTAATTTATCATGTTCATTTATTTATTATTAAATTTACTAATTTATCAATAGATTCTTTATGTATTTTATATGGTCTTATACTATGACAATCATAATAATATTCATTTTTAACTTTATCATCAGACCAGTTCCATTCTAATCTATCTATTCTATGGCATCTGTGTCTACCACAATCTCTATGTAATCGAATTATTCTATTTTGATCATGATATTGGTTTATTTTTTTACTAGACCACATTTCATCTGCCCCCCAATGAGGTAAAGCATCAGATAGACCATCAGGTTTATAATTATGTGTATTTTCTTTCCAAAATCCAGATGACATAAAATCTTTCCATGATGGTAAAATGCCTAATAGATCTGTAAATGTTTTCCCTTGTGCAACATTATAACAACAAGAATATAACAAATTTGGATATTTTTCTCTTGGATCTGAATTTAACGCAACAAATTTATCATCAGATATGTGATTTATATTATCAATAAAATATTGTCTAGAGATAGGTAACATATCAATATCAGATGTCATCCAGATAGTATCTGGTTCCGTAACTGGTATCCAATATCGAGATAATTGACATTGAGTATTTACCGGAATATCTGGTAATATTTCCATATGAACAACAGTACCATATTCTGTAGATGGATTTTTTGTACCAAAATATAATAAAACTGGTTCTATATTAAATTTTAATTTCCAAATTTTAGATACAATTGGCCAAAAATCATAATAAAATTCCTTATCATCACATGCATGTATTACTTTTTGTATTTTCATAAATATCCTTAATCTCTTTTTCTTGTATGTGCAACAAGTTGTGGCATATTTCTCTTAATAGGATCTCCCCATTGACTTATATCTTCCATAAATTCTACATTATTTTTTTTACAAACAAGACTTAAAATAGATTGATCATGTCTATGTTCTTTAAAACTTGGATAATTTGGTGTTTTTGATGGAGAAATATATTCATCAGAAACCATATGAAAATCACTAATTTCATTATACCATTGTTCCACGACATTTATTGCAAAATCATTTTTTCTACAAAGAAAAAATGTACTCATTATCTGTTTGCTATCGGTAAATTCTGGGGTATCACAATTTAATTTTATAAAACAATCTCTTTTTGTCCAATCTTTTTCTATTTGAGCGAGATTAAATACTAAAACTTTTTCTTGTGTATCATTTAAACGGTTAAATAAAGGATTTAAATTATTAATAAAGTGACAACCAGAATCAGTATACATCAATAAATCATCATCATTCATTTTATTTTTTAAATGATTTAAAATTATATAAGGTTTCCAAATCCAATAACCAGCCCCTCTGGTATGTGAAAAATGTTGATAATGTTTTGTTTTAAAATCTTCTGGTAAACTTTCTATTTTATAATTAATACTTTCATCGAATCCTGCAACAGTTTTTGCTGTTGAACTATTCAACATCTGAGCATTAAAATAACCACCATTTGGGTGGTTGTAATTGTGATTAGTTCCTAGTGCCGCATAATTTATGTGTATTTTTTTCATAGTTGTTCCGTTATAAACTGTATACCATCTGAGGCTTTATAATTATATTTATGGGCTAATTCAAAATTATTTTTAATTGAGTTTAATTTTGATATATAAATTTCTTCACTTATTTCAGGTATTGTGAAATCATCATTTAAAAATATAATACCATTTTTATCAAAAACATCATTTATTTTTTTTGATCCCCAATATATTGGAATTGTTCCTGTTAAAAAACAATCTAATAGTTTTTCTGTATAATAAATATCAGCCACACTATTTTCCATAGCAACAGAAAACATATAATCTTTTAGTCCTTCTATTTTTTTATCTAATTGATTTTTTCTACCAAATCCATATAAATCCAAATTATTTTCATTAGCATCTGCTACTTGTTGTCTTATTGAATGACCTGAACATATATTTTTCTTAGATGCTACCATGCTTACTAATTTTGTTTTATTATAAATTTTTCTATCACACTCATCGATCCAAGATGGAAAACAAGGTGGTATAGTAATTTTTTTATTAAATGATGAATCTACTCTGTGAGTAGCAATATAATTGTTTGAATTTAAACAATTTTTATATACACTTGATATTATAGATTCTGGTTCGTATAACCAATTAATAGTTTTTTTATCATAAAATTTGTTTTTATTAACGGATACAACTATATCACACTCATGAATATTTTTTGTTCTAGACCATGTGTTTATTGGTGATGGATCTATATCATAATGCCAATCTATATAAACTTTCATATTATTTTAATCCATATATATTTTTATAATTTTTTTTACTATAATAATCTTTTATAGTATTAGCATCCATTCTGGAAATATCAGCATACAAATTTTTAGAATCTGTAGATGCTATTCTTCTATCTTCTGTGTGATGTTCTATATGATAGATATCACCATCTATCGAAGTTCCACTATAACCAAGTTTTTTTAATCTATCTTTTCTTTCTATATCTTCTGGAGCATATCCATAAAAATCTTCATTCTCTAATCCAAAATCTATATAAACTTGTTTTTTTATAAAAAGACAACCGCCTGGAGGACATCCTCTAACTATACCTGGAATTTTACTGTAAATTTTTTTTGAATTTTCTTCATGTTTACAAGATGCTTTAATTTTATAATTTTCAAAATTATAATCAGTTAATAGAGTTTCTCTATCATCCGGTAATAATTTTGAAATTTCAATATAATTCATATTAAAAGGAAAACAATAATCAAATCCTTGTTTTATGCTATTTCTTGCTTCTACTAACTGACTTAATGGTATTAAAACATCAGCATCATATGGTATAACTATTTCATTTTTTATTTCTTGCATTCCTAAATTATATAATTTAGTTTTATGAAAATTAAAATTATGACCACTATCATATTCTTTATAAATTAAAGAAATATTATTAAAATGTTTAGAATTTATTATATTTAAAGTATTGGTTAATATATTATTTTTTTGTTCAATAACTACAACATTTGTTTTTAAAAAAGTATTTAAATAACGCAATACATGTAGTAAATTATTTTCTCTATCTTTATTACTATTTTTATATGGTATTAAAAATGTACAATCTGTAAAATCAAGCATTTATATAATCCCTAATAAAATTTATTGTTCCGTCCTCATTATGGGAAGTCCATTTATTATTATCCACATCAACAGTGGTATTAGTAGTTATCCAACATTTATCCCATTGATAGAATAATGATTTTTTTGGTGCATAAATTTTTAAATTTGGTAAAACTTCTTTAGCATAACCAATATCCAGAGGTACTTTTCTTTGTATCGTACTTCCAGAATTTTCTATAAATTTTTGTATGTTATTATTTAAAAAAATCATAGCATGAGTTCCCAAACAATGTTTTAATCTTACCCATTTTTCATTATATGGTTTTGCACAAAAATCTACTCCTAAATTTTTCCAACAACCTGCAGTTGAAAATCCAATATAGATCACATCTGCACCATCTGGTACTTCTATTTTACCATCATTTACATATTCATCATACCATTTAGTTGGTTTTGCATCATCTTCCATCAAAAATAATGGTAATTCATTTTTATATTGATTCATCAAATCATGATGACTTTGACTACAACCATGATTAAAATCTCTTATTTTGGGCAATAGTCTTGCTGAAAACCTATCAATATTTGTATACTGTAATTCTTTAATTATATTTTCAAATTTATTTTTTCTATCAACATCACGATCAAGATTTATATAAACTTTTTTTATACTCTTTAAATCTATTATCATCTTATATTTCCTTTTAACCGTCTACTTGCTTGTGTATGTTCTACAACTATTTCTTTCGGTTCTTCAAACCATTTACAATCAAATACTTTGCAATACGCTTGATTGAAGAAGTATGTTTTTAAACCATCTCTATCGTATTTATCCCAAACTTTTTGAAGACTTTGTTGTTCCCATCTTGTTGGATTTGCTTGACTTTCTTTTTTCCAATCATCTATTAAATTAAAACACTTATCTGTATAATTAAAAAACATAGTGCCGCCTGCTAATGCTTCGTTACCTCTATCAAATCCCCAAGGTCTTAAATGTACATTTCTTGGTTGATTCCAAACATCAGGAATAAAATAAGCACCAAAATCACATTCATACAATTCATTTGAATCAAATATATTTGGATGTGATTTATATCTGCCATCAGCATCTATCCACAAAACAGGGTGCTTGTGTAAATACAAAGCATCCTGAATTACTTCTGCTTTCATTGTACAATTATGAACCCAAGAACCTTTACTTGGTTTTTCATATGAATAAAAAGGTAAATTAAATAATTTACAAGTTTCTTCTAATTTTCTTGCTTCTTCTTTATATTCAGGTGTATAAAATGTTATAGTTATAGGATATTTCATTGTAATTCATTCAGCCAATAATTAATCATTTCATCCATCATTTGTTCAAAAGTATATTTTGGTTTCCAATTTAAAACTTGTCTTATGTTTGTAGAATCACCTCTTAGATAATTTAATTCCTCTGGTCTTAAATACTTTTTATCAGTTTTAATATATTTCCAAGGATCCAATTCTAATTTTGAAAAAACATATTCGATCATTTCTTTAACTGATCTAGTTTCACCAGTTGCAACAACAAAATCTTTTGGTGTTTCTTGTTGAAGCATCAACCACATTGCTTCTACATAATCTTTTGCATGACCCCAATCTCTTTTTGCTTCTAGATTACCAAGAACAAGTTTATCCGATAATCCTAATTTTATTTTAACGGCTTCTAATACGGTTTTATTAGTTACGAAATTTATTCCTCTTCTTGGGGACTCATGGTTAAACAATATCCCAGAACAGACGAACATGTTATATGCTTGTCTATAGTTTCTACAAAGAGTATGTGCATATAATTTTGCACAACCATATGGACTCACTGGAACCATTGGTGTTGTTTCTCTTTGAAACCCATCAGAGTCACAAGAATTACCAAACATTTCTGATGTACCTGCATGATATACTTTTGAATGAGGAGAGAATCTTCTAACAGCCTCTAAAACTGCTAAAGTTCCACCAGAATTAACATCTAGTGTATATTTTGGTAAATCAAAAGAAACTTGAACATGTGATTGAGCACCAAGATGATATATTTCATCTGGTTGTGTTTGCTTTATTATAGAATCAACACTTATAGGATCTATCAAATCCATGTAATGTAATGTTATTTTATTTTCATCATGTAAGTGTTGTATTCTGGTTGTTTGTGATTCCGGAACAGAATTTCTACGAATCGTTCCATGAACTTTATAATTTTTATCTAATAAAAATTCTGCAAGATAAGATGCGTCTTGACCATTCGCTCCAATTATTAATGCTGTTTTCATTTTCTATCCACTCTCTGCATTACTGATGCTAAATCATGTAAAACCACTGCTTTGTCTCTTCCGTGTAATCTATCTATCTGACAATAAGTTCGTGGAAACCATTCAGTAGTTGGTTGTACATCTGCCCACGCTTGCTGTAAACTCCATTGATCCCATGATCTTGTCATTGATTTAGATAGTTCCAACCATCTCTCAACCATTCTTATTGTACTTTTACATTTACGAAACAGCATAGTACCAGAATTAAACCACATCAGTTCTGTTTGAACTGGCCAATTTTTTGGAAGTTCTATTTCTTCTCTTCCAACAGGAGTTTTCTTTCTTGCTCCCGGTTCTCCACGAACACCAAAATCCATAGGCGTGTCTAAAAACAAATATGGGTAACTCATTATTTTTGCATCAGAGTCCACCCATATAACACAATCGACATCTTCATTTAATTTTTTTAATATAAATTCTGGTTTTATATTACAATTATCAACCCAGGAACCTCTGTCTTTATACTTTTCTATATCGCATTCTATACTGAATTTTTTGCAGGAATCTTTTAATCTTTTTGCCATATCAGCATAGATTCCATTATCTGTATAAAAACTTATAATTTTAAACTCATTCATTTTGGTGCTCGTAATTGTTTTTTCACATTCATTTCATTTTTTCTAATTTCTCTTCGTGAATGATTACCAGTCATGTTTGGAGTATATGGTGATGTTAAATACGCATCTTTATTGAAAGGTTTTGGTTGTTCTTTTTTCTGTGATGGTTGTTGTGGTTGTTGGTGTTGTTTTCTTAAAACTTGTATTTCATTTTTTTGTACTGGTTTTTCTATTTTGGGAGTAGGTTGATATGCTGGAATATCTACTGTTGGAAAGGTAATTGGAGCATACTGTCTTAGTTGCTCTTTCCCCTCGCTTTCCCACCAATTCAGGTCAAATTTTGGAACAAATGATTCAAAAACTTCACCACAATTCCAAGAAAACCATTTGAATCCTCTTTTTAATGCTATTGGGTGCCATTGTCTGAGTGCATCTGCTGTTTGATCCAAAGTCTTATCATAATTATAAGCCTTCTTCATATCAAACTCTTGAACCTCGTAACAATATTTCTCTTTCATACTATTTGCTTTTAAATCATTACCAACCCAAATTACATTTTTTACACCAATATAATGTAACCATTGGATGGCAAATGTTACGGATTTATGTGGTCCTCTTATAAATGGTTGTGCACCATTAAATAAAACAGACTCTACATCTGGCCAACGAGTATTTGTGTCATAATTACACAAAACAACACTTTGAGCATTTGCTCCACTTGATACTTTGCCTTCTGGTAAAACTTTTATTATATCTGGATCAGAATAAGCATGTGATCCTTCTATTCCATGCATCTCATTTAAATAGTCAGCAATAATCCAAAAATGTGGTTTTGTTATTTTTCTTATTGCTGTACTAACTGCAACAACAGGTAATCCCAAACTAAAAGGATCAATTGTGTTCAGAGATGGTCCCGAACACGCTAAAACACATGTATTTGCTGGAAAGTATTTGTCTGACATCTCATGAATTATTTATCATGAATGATTCGATGGTTTCTTTAAGTAGTTTTGTATAATTCAAAGGATTTTCTTCAAATACAGTTATAGAACCATCTTCACAACTCATAAGGATAACAATGTTTTTTACAGGTATACCAGTTTGTTCTTGGAACATAATTGCATATGCAGTTGCTTGCATAAAATATTCCTTGATACTGTCCTTGCCCTTTTCAGCAGAACAGGTCTTAAAATCGATTATAGACAAGTTGCCAGCGAACTCTGCAATACAGTCAACTCTACCTGCCAAACCCAACAGAGAGGATTGTAGTGCGGTTTCGAGTGCTCTAATGTTGTCTATCTTATTCAGTTCTGACTTTAATTGTGAAAACAAATAATATTCACCCGGTGAATAATCATCAGGATTAATTGTTTCATTATTTAAATATGCTTCTATAATTGAGTGGAACTTATTTCCACGGCGAAGAACTCTTTTTGATTCTTCTGGATTCTTTCTTCGCCATTCAGCAAAGAACTCTCTCTTCTCCCAACCTGTAACCGTAGTTACAGACGGATAAGAATTACCATCTTCTGTAACATAGTATCTTTTTCCGTCTATTTCTTTAGTTGTTAGTTTATTTTTTAGTTCAACAGGTACATGATTAAATTTTTTCACTTACTTCATCCTTTTCTCATACGCTTCATAATATCTGCAATTCTACTTCTAAATTCACCAATTTCACTCTTACCGCTTTCGGGTGCTGCTGGAGCAGGTGCTACGGGTGGAGGAGTTAACTTCTTTGCCTTTCCTTGAACTGCTGCTGCCTTTGCTTTAACTTCACTTGAAAGTCTTCTCTTCTTTGCAACCTTCTTAGCAACTCGTTTTCTTCTCTCTGCTTGCTTTTGTGTTGTTTGTTCTACTGAACGACCAGTTTGAATTGCTCTTCTTGTTGCAGCACCACCAAAATGTGGTGAACTCAACATTCCTGTGTGTGCTACTATTCTATCATTTTTTTCGCCGGGTGCAACAATATGTACACCATTTCCTGTTGCTCTTAATTGAACTTTTTCACCCTTGTGAAATACATGTGGTTCTCCCATATGCATTCTTACTTCTAATTTATGTTCAATTTCTCTATGCTTTTGTGGTTGAAGTTGTGGTCCTTTTTTGCCAATAAAGGATACTTCATGTTGTTTACCTGTTTCTTTAACTCTATTTTTTAAAGTTTGTAATTTTTCTAAATCTGCGTTTGCATCCATTTTTGCAGTAAATGTCTTTGCAGATTTTTCTTCACCTGTCTTTGGATCTACTGTAACACGAGAAGCCATAGTCTCTTTTGGTGTTCTATAAGAATACTTTGAGAGGTATGCTTCTGCTAATCCTGCATAATTCTTTACTTCTGATTCTGGAACTCTCTTTACCTTTCCTTCTTTATCATAAACCAAAACCATTTTTGGATTTAGTTTCTTTAAAGATCTAATTGATGGAAAGAATTTTCTCTTACTATCTTCGATAGGAAGATTCATTCTAGAACCGCCTTCCTCTAGGGAAAGACGGTTCTCAAGAATGACTAGTGCTAATTGCTCTACTAGGAGTTCGTAAATCATAGATCAATACTTCTTCTTTTCTGCTTTTCTCTGTGCCCATTTGTCAAGTGCGTGCCATGCTCGTTTTTCTGCACCTTTAGTTTCACCTTTTGCATCAAGTTTTGCACCTAGTTTTATTCTATCTGCAAATGTGCGTTCGTCTTGAGTAGGGAATCCACTTTTTCCTATGTGTGCTTCTGTTACATTCTTCATCTTCTTGACCATACCCTCAACAACTAGAGATACGGTTTCGAGAATTGCTTCGATCTCTTCTTCTGTTAGATCTTCACCAACTGCTGCTTGTACATCTTCTAATAGAGATACCATAAAGTCTTCATTTGAGGTTTCTTCCTCTAATTCTTCAACTTCTTCTGTTTGTTCTACTTGTGGTTCTGCTGATTCATTGCACTCTGTGCATTCTTCATTGAGAACTTCTTCTTTGGTTTCTGCTACTGGTTCAGAAACTGGATTGTTCATATTTGTATATGTTGCCATTAATTGATCCAACCATTCCTTATTTGTGTCCATTTTTTGCTCCTATTAGAGATTACCTAGTATATATAATGTACCCAAAAAAAGGAAGGGGCTTCTCACGAAACCCCTTCCCCTATGAAGATCGAAAGGTAGCGAAGTTCCTTTTTAGCATGAATGGCGTAGTTCGCTTGAGGACTGTCTACGACCAACTCAGCCCGATCACTATTATTTATATAAAATAATATTTGTGGATCTTATTTTTTACTTATTTAAGAACTTCATTACCGAATTAAGTAAATCTGTCGATTCATAAGCACCCATAACCTGACCCGATTTTGCCTTAGTTCTTGCTATTCTTGCTCTTGCTGCAGCAAGTTTATTTGCTAATTCAGGATTACTTGCAATACTACCACTCTTGATAATATTACCTTTAGTCATTTCTTGATCTATATTGAAGGACTTAATATCTTTCTTGTCTACACCTTTTCTTAATTTGCCAGTTTTGGTTTGTAGTGCTGCTCTCTTTGTTTCTAATTCAACACCTTTTGCTGCGAGTTTTTCTTTTGCTGGATCCGTTCTTGCTGCACGGAAAGATGTATCATCATCAGGATTTGATTCAATTTTTCCTAGTCTACTCGTTACACCACCAACTGTTCTTGCAGCATCTCTTCTATCTTTCTTTTCTGCCTTTGTTAGTGTTTTAACTGGAGCAGGAACTGGTGCTGCTGGAGCAGGAACTGCTGGTGTTGGTGTTGCTGGTGGTACTGGAGCAGACCCTGTTGGTGATGGAACCTTTGTTGGTGCTCCAGATGGTGGAGTTGTTGGTTTAGAACCAAGACCAGATGGTGGTAATTTTGTACCAGTTCCTTTTGGTGCTTTTGGTTTACCAGATGGTTTACTTCCTACTCTTGCTTTTGCTAATTCCGCCTTCAATTGTTCAATTTTTTTACTTGAACCACCACCACGACGAGTTATACCATAACCACCATAACCACCACCTCCGCCAACTCCAGATTTTAATCCACCAATTAGACCACTAGGAATTGCACCAAGTGCTTGTGCTCCATACTTAGCAGCACCAACTACACCTTTGCCAATACCTCTACCGATGGATTTTACTAAATCCTTAACGGTATCTAAAATACCTTCGTCTAATTGACTAAATTCTTTAAATGTCTTCATGGGGTTCCTTTTTATTAACTACAGTATTTATATTACCTCTTTTTTGTAGTTTTCTTCTTTTTTGTATTCAATGCTGCATTATAACCAGTTCTGTATCCCTTATCATAAAAGGTAAAACAAATTTGTGCTACAGAACAAACTAAAGCAGCAGACATACAAATAATAAATGTGTAATCAAGCATATCCATATTCAACCTTCCTTTTATTTTTTATTTCTTGTGCTTTATACAATCCATGTGTAAAGCCAGAATGATGACCATGTGTATATCCACGAGAGTAAGCAAAATTGTAAAATTTGACCATACTAATTACAAAAAATGTCACAAGACTTATGGCGAGACTAATTTGTGATATTAGTAGTAGATCCATATTTCCTCCGTTTTGTGTATGTATAAGTCGGGGTGATAGGATTTGAACCTACGACTTTCTGCTCCCAAAGCAGACGCTCTACCAAGCTGAGCCACACCCCGATGAAGTATCTAGTGAAAGGGTAGAGAGGGATTCGAACCCCCGGTAGGCTATTCACCTACTGTTGTTTTCAAGACAACCGCGTTAGACCACTCTGCCACCTACCCAAAATGCGGACAGAGAAGGATTCGAACCCTCGGAGGCATTCACCTCTGCAGTTTAGTAAACTGCTGCAATAGACCACTCTGCCATCTGTCCAAGTGCGCCGAGTAGGACTCGAACCTACGGAGTCTAAAGACAACAGATTTACAGTCTGTCCCAGTTGCCGCTTTGGTATCGACGCGAAGTGATCCCTGTAGGATTCGAACCTACAACTTTTACCGTGTAAAGGTAACACTCTAGCCGTTGAGTTAAGGGACCAAGAGTGGACAAAGTGGGACTCGAACCCGCAACATTCGCCTTGCAAAGGCGACGCTCTCCCAATTGAGCTATTTGCCCAGTACAGTAATCTATTTAGTTAAGTAGGACGGGTGGGACTCGAACCCACACTACACAGATTTTAAGTCTATTGACTCTGCCGATTGGTCTACCGTCCCATGTATTAGTACTATACCATAAACTTCAATGATTGCAATTACAATCCCAAGATTTACCACTATTCTTTTCAGTCTGTTGAGTTTGTTGTGGTGTTTGTTGAACTACAATTTGTTGAACTGGTGGCTGTTGAATAATATATGGCTGTGCATTTTTTGCACTATTAGGATCATCCAAATTAACATAATAATAATCATAATAATAAATTGGATTTCCATACATGTCATAACCAACAACATAAGCAGGATAGTAAACTCTCTTTAGAGTACAACCAGAAAGTAAACAAAACATTAAAATGCAAAATTTAATTTTGAGGTTCTTCATTTTTTACTTCTTCCTTTGGAGAAAGAATATCTGTTACTACTCTTTCAATTGCAGAAATTCTTGAAAGTTGATGAGCAATATTTGCTCTAATATTTTTTAATTCATCACACATTGCAAGTAATTGTTCATTATTCATAAAGTCCTCCAAAATGATTTGCAATCATTTCTGACTGCAAATCGTGATTCGTTCAGATGCGGGTGAATCATTCCCCACTGCTTCAAGCAGCCATTGCTAGTTCGTTAGCAATTATTGTTTACAACTATTTTTTAACGAGACTCGTTGCCTGTCCCGAATATCTCCCTTTTCCTTACTAAACACCAGTCGAATACCTGTACAGCCCCGTCAAGTGGAGCCGAGGGGAATCGAACCCCTGTCCTGATTGTCTTTCATTGAAGATCAACGATATCAAAGATTATTTATAAAGCGTGTAGTGAGATTCGAACTCACGAGATAAGATTGGAAATCTAATATGTTACCACTACATCATACACGCGCAAGGTCGAGGTGGGATTTGAACCCACGAATCACGGATTTGCAATCCGTTCTCTTAAGCCACTTGAGTACCCGACCAGTAAATCAAATACCCTTCTCAGCCTTGATCCAAGCAGGACAACGACCAATAGCATCCAACTTACGAAGAGTTTCCTTCTTTGCATTTAGAAGTTGCTCTTGCTTTCTACGACGGCGAGATTCATACTTACGCTTGCGTCTACGACGGAGTTCATGCTTCTTATCGATCATTTGTTTTTTCCTTTCTTCATTCTGTTCATATACTGACGAGTAGCACGCAGAAGTTCATCTGTTGGAATTAGATCAAGTTCTTCATATCGTGCTTTTCGATCTTTAAAATCTTGCTCAGTTGCGATTGGTGCATTCCAATACTGTCTAACAACATAATCAACACTCTCAATTACTTCTGAAATAACACTGTGCATATATTGTGAATTTGGTGTTGCAAGTTCGACACCCTTTAGAAAATAAAGTGTTTTTTGCAAACTTTCAATTTCATGATCATCTAGAATGATCTTACGAACAAATGCATCTGGTTCAAATTTATCCTTCATAAGATTCTCCCATTTCTCTTGCTTTCATCCAGTGTTCACGACGATAGTTATCCATTGGTGGAAAATCAGACTTCTTCAAGATAGGGTGATTGAATGCTTCTCGCATCTTTACTAGAGACTTATTCAACTCTTCAATACTATCACCATAAACACTTGACTGACTTACGGTATGATCAATTGGTTCCCCATCAAGATAATATACTTCATGAATAGCATACCAAGCATCATGTGGATCTTCTGTAGTATCATCCATAATAATTCTATAGTTCCAAATTACTTTACCACTCATATTATTCCTTTCAGATTATTTGCTAACCATTCAATTACATTCACGGTAACTGCATTTCCTAGTTGCTTATATCTTGTAGTATCTGCTTGTCCATCAGTCCAATTATCAGGAAATCCCTGTAGTCTCTCACATTCCAAAGGTGTTAATCTTCGAATTGTTAGATTATAAGCAACTGCTTGACCATTTGCAAGATCTAATGTGTGAGAAACTTCTTCTGCAACACCATGACCATTTGCTCCTGTTTGTGCTGTACGAACTGCCATTACCATAGCAGCATGAACTGCATTAGAAGCAGCAAGAGTGTGACACGGATCACCCGGTACTCTTG